AGTAGTGTACTACCATCGAAAACAATTGCGCTTTGTACGAAAAGCAACTAAACAATGGGGTTCCTTAACTGGCTATTGCTATTTTTTGCAATGCACACCGTAAGAGCAATCCCATCAACTAGATGCTTTGCTGGGGGCCAAAAAATGCACGAACTGACCTCTTCAAAGGTCACTAGTGAGGCATGTTTAAAAGATGATGTGAGCCAAGTGAAAATACACACTAATTACTTTAAAAATGAAACAGGCATCTATGCTATAATGACAGCATACCGCAAGTGGACTGTTGCTGATTGGCATGAATGTAGGCCTAAAAAAACTGTGTCAGGCTCCATAAATGTAATAGAAGTAGATAAATCAATGATGATAAGTTCTGTTGTTTACACATGTGATAAGGACTGTACCATTAACATAGACAAAGAAAATGCACAAATCATCTTGCACACAGAAGGCATAAATAACTTTGAGGTTTCTGGGACAACAGTCATTAAAGCTTGGTTCAAGACTACAGCCACGATCCCATTACAGCAGACGTGTGAGCATATAAAAATTATTTGTGGCAAAAAGATCTTGCAATTCCACTCATGTTTCAAACACCATATGTCTTGTATTCGCTACTTACAAAATAGTATGGTGCCTGGTAAAATATCTAATGCTATCTGTCAAAACCTGGAATTATTGATTATGACAACTATAACCACCTTAATTTTTAGTATACTTATTTTGCTAGCAAAAACTTATTTGTGTTATTTGCTTTTACCATTATTTATACCAATAGCTTACTGTTACGGTTTCTTTTATGATAGAAGTTGCAAAAAATGTAAATCTTGTGGCCTTGCATATCACCCTTTTACAAAATGTGGAGAACACTGTGTGTGTGGAGGCAAGTTTGAGACTTCAGAAAGGATGAAAATACATCGTGATAGTGGATTATGCCAAGGTTACAAGTCATTGAGATCAGCTAGAGTCTTATGCAAATCTAAGGCTTCTGCTTTAACGTTATCTGTTTTATTATCTATATTATTATTGGGTTTTTTAACTCCTGTTCAAGGAGTTCCAATTAAGACTAACTTTACAATTGATGAACTACCTGAATATTCCCAAGATCAGTCTAATCAAGTAACCTTGTTGCATAAAAATGTTATATACTCATTATTAGTTGACCTGCTACTGATTATCCTAGTGTTTGTGAGTATTATATGCATTAACCACTTTGTCTATTCTATAGCCAACATTTTTGCTATTTACTGCAATACTTGTGATATGTACCATTCTAGATCCAATTTAAAGTATTTTGGTGACTTTACAAATCGCTGTGGAAGCTGCACCTGTGGGCAATTTGAAGATATGCAGGGAGTTTTAATTCATAAAAGATCATCTAGGTGCCTGACAAAGTATAAGATTATGACATTAAAACATGTTATCCTCTGGATTATTATAACACTAGTAGTGAAAGATTTTGCTATGGTTGCTCAAGCTAAGACGCTTAAGGAGTGTTTGCAGATCAAGGAACTAGAAAAAGATTGTACAGGCCCATTTTTTGATATCAAAGAATGTTCAACCACAACTATGCAAAAGTCGTATGGGGATATAGCAAATTGGTTGAAAACTAAAGAAGTTATCAGCGAACTAGACAAAAAAGCAGCAAGTGAACTAAGTCAAGATGTAACAAGGAGTCTACAGAAAATAGAAACAACTCTAGGACTTCATCAAAAAATATTATTTGAGATACTATTCCTTTCACGTAATTGTGATTACTATAAAAGTTTTGATAATGTTTATAGTACGCATCAACTACAATGGCAAACCTTGGCAAAAAATGGGGATTTTGATTATTGTAAGACCAAGGGTACAGAAGCTCTCTGCAAATGTATATCTGGTGCAGCATGCCAGTCTATCATTGATAAAAAAGACGACATAGACACACATTACAAAAGCAAAGACCAGCAAAGGAAGAAAGACATAGAGACAGTGATGAGTATAACTAGATATATGTTCCCAGGAACAGGACATAGCTATATTGCAAATCAAACTGTCACAAAGCAATACACCAAAGTTGTAGAGTATTTTACATCATTTGCAGAGAAGCATGCAACAAACCTGAGGCTAAAGGCATTTTCTATATTAATATCAGGTCTGCTAAAAACCACAACCAGTCTTGAACCGCCAGAGCAGCTGGCTAGTTTTGTCCCTAAGCTTGCCAGACCAACAATACCTGGTTTCACCGATCTAATTGATAGCAACTTTGACCAATCTGCACAGAATGATGGTCGACGATGCAAATCTCCATCAGTGATTGTCTGTGCTTCACCTAGAACAGGTTATACTTCAGATGAAATGTATATTTGCAGAGATACCAAATACTATATAATTGATACGAAGGGCTTACAACTTTATAAATTGGACAATTCTGCAGGCACCTATTGTGTAGGTGATAAGTATTGCAATTTAAAGTATAGGGTCTTGACCCCGGAGGAATCATTGGCACTTAGAAAGGATAACAATTGCAAGCACAAAGAATATACAGAGCCCAAAAACTATTTGACTGAAAGATTAACTATTTGTAGACAAAAAGCCACTGGCAAGTGTGGTGAAGAGCCAACATTTAGGGTCAGCCTTTGTGAAAATGGCTTTGTGTATCCGACAGCTGCTAAAGCATCCCCAAAAGATAGTGCTTTTCCTAATGATAGATGCTTTGATACTACTTGCAAATATGGCTATTACCCTTATAATATGATACAATATTCTAAATGCGTATGGGATAATATCAAGATAACAAGCTCAAGAATCAAGATAGCTTCTTATGAAAATTTTCAAGAGTATAAAGACCAACTATTGAAAAAAATCACATCTGACCTAACTATAGGAAAATTTAATCTTGTTGAAAACATGCCATACTTTATACCAAAAAGAAAATACTTGACAATTAAGGGTGTTACTACTGCAGACGGGATAGACGGGTCATTTGTTGAATTTGAAATACCCTCATTAACTGGGGTTTCTGCAGGATACACAGTAACAACTAAAGAAGGCCAAGAATTGTTTGACTTTATTGTATATATAAAAAATTCTGCAACATCTGCAACTTATTCATATGCATATTCTACTGGACCAACAATAGGTATAAACAACAAACATACAGAAGTATGTACTGGCAAATGTCCAGAAAAAATTCCACATGAAGCAGGCTGGGCAACATTTTCCAGAGAAAGAACAAGCACTTGGGGCTGTGAAGAATTTGGATGCTTAGCGATAAATGAAGGATGCCTTTATGGATCTTGTCAGGATGTAGTCAAGCCTGAGTTAGACATTTATTCCAAAGCAGGGGCAGACACAACGAAAACTAATGTCTGTATTAGTCTAAATCATAAAACTTATTGTCAGGAGATAGATGCACTTAATCCGATTATAACAGAAAATATAGAAGCTCAATTTAAAACAGTTGAATCTAAGAACTTACCACGATTAATTGCAATAAAAAATCACAAATTGTATACTGGTCAAATTAATGAATTAGGATCCTTTGGTAAATATTGTGGCAATCTTCAAGTAACAAATAACCAGACCCTTGGATTAGCAGATGTGAAATTTGATTATACGTGCCATGCAGCACAAAGAAAAGATATTCTAATAAGGAAGTGTTTAGAGAATAGCTATCAAAGTTGTAAACTGTTAAAGGAAGAATCTGATTATATGCTGATTGAAGAAGCAACACATGTTACTATTTCAGATAACAAAAAGATTAATGGAAATCTTGCGATAAAAGCTATATTCGGTGACTTTAATTATAAGTCTTATACAAAAGATCTAGATTTTGAAGCAGAAATATCATGTGTGGGTTGTTTTAGCTGTCTGCATGGCATAGTGTGCGAAGCAAATTTAAAAACTACAGTAGAAACATCATGTGAGGTCACATCAATATGCTCACTATACACAAATAGATTAATTCTCCTGCCATCACAAGAAAAGTACAGTTTAATGATTAGATGCGATAGGCAGATTGCTGAAAATGAACTGGATATATCCATATGCGGAAAAAAAATAGAAAGCCATATCACTATAACTAACACCAATGACAAGTTAGAGTTATCCACAGGAGAACAATCTACTTATATACATGAGGAAGACCTACGTTGCACAACCTGGCTGTGTAAATTCCAAGAAGAGGGCTTCAATTTTATACTGGGGCCTATTTACAATTGGCTAGGGAAATTCACTTGGCCAGTAATTGCCATAATAATTATAATATTTCTAATCTTTATAGGTGTATATGTATTCATGCCAATGTGTATGAAGCTTAGGGACATATTGAAGAAAAACGAGTATGAACATCTTCAGGAAATTAAAACAGATATGAACAACATACCTATGATTGTCAAATATAAAATAAAGCCATTTGCTTAAATCAAGTTTAAATTAAGCTGATAATTTAGGGTGGGTGGGTG